GAGGAGATAAATAATGGGACTTTGTTTTGAATTTCCTATTACTGTTTACTCCGAATTACAACCTTTAAGTCCAACACTATCCTTAAGTCGTTGTCGTGTTTTTTATAAAGGTTTAAATCGTAATGGTTCCTATATTACTGATGAATTTGCAGAGAGATTAGTAAAGTCTTTGCCTTATGCACCAGTTAAAGGAATTTATGATAATGGATCTGACGATTACACCGATCACGGTGAAAGAAGGGATTTGGGCAGAATTTATGGAGTAGTTCCAGCTGATAATAATTTTGCTTGGGAACCCCATTTAGATTCTGACGGAGTTACTCGTCTATATGCTTGTACTGATGTAATTTTATATACAGCTCTTTATGAAGAGGCTTCTGATATTACAGGAAAGGCACAATCTATGGAGCTTTATGAACCTTCTATCAAAGGAGATTGGGAAATCAGAAACGGGCAACGTTGCTTTGTATTTAGTGATGGTTGTTTTTTAGGATTACAGGTTTTAGGTGATGATACCGAGCCTTGTTTTGAAGGAAGTTCTTTCTTCAAACTAAAAGATAATTTAGAGGCTATAGTAAAACAAATGGAAAAATTTGCTTTCTTAACAAAACGGGAGGAAAAACAAATGGATAAATTAAATTTCAAACTTTCTGATAGTGCAAAATTTGAAGCTATTTGGGCGCTTCTAAATCCAAATTGCACTCCAGAAGGTAACTGGACTGTTAATTATGTTGTATGTGATGTATATGATAATTATGCTATTGCTTGTAATATAGAGAATGGTCAGTATATTAGAGCTTATTATACAAAAGATGATAGCACTGATTCAGTTAAGATTGATAAAACTGAGGATTGCTTTATCGTAGATGTTAGTTCAGAAGAGAAGGTAGCTTTAGATGCATTACAGGCTTTGAAAGGTACTTATGCTGCCGCAGTTACAGAATTTGATACTATGAAAAAAGCTAAAGAGAGTGCGGAAACTACTCTTTCTAAAGAAAAAGAGAATTTTTCAAAAATTGAAGACGAATTAAACACTAAAATTTCAGATTACGAAACTAAAATTAACACTTTAGAAACAGAGAAAGATACATTTAGTGTACAAGTTCGCGATTTGACAGCAGATAAAGAAACTTTAACTGCGCAGGTTGAAGAGCTTAAAACTTATAAGCTTTCCAAAGAAACAGAAGAGAAGAAGGCTGTAATTTCTGCTTATGTTGGTAAGTTAAGTGAAGAGAAGTTAGCTGAATATACAAAGAAAATTGATGAATATACAGACTTAACTTCTTTGAAGAAAGACTTAGCTTTCGAGCTAGTAGAAACAAACCCTAGCTTCTTTGAAAAACAAGAACAGATTCTAATTCCGAAGGGTCCAGAGACTCTAACAGGAATTGAAGAAGTATTAGCTAAATATGCTAATAAGAAAAAATCATAATGGAGGAATTCTGATATGGCTTTAAAAAGATATACAATTGACGGTTATGGTCAAATTGAATTAAATCAAGTAGCTTTCCGTAGAGATGGCCGTATTGAGGCGCAGTGTAAATTGGACACCGCTACCGATTTTGGTGACGGAAAGACTCTTAACTATGCTGAAAATGGTATGCTACTAGCTGTAGATAATATTTCAAGAACTATTAAACTACCAGCTGATGGTACATATCCAATTGCATTAAATTATACTACTGAGCATATGTATGATGAAAGAGCAAATGCTTTAAAAGACTTTAAACTAGCGCCTGGTACTTTCTTACCACGCTTAGGATATCTATCTATTGGAGATAAATTTACTACTAATTGCGTATGTTATGATACAAGTGATAGTACTTATGGTTTTGCCAATGATGCTGCGGTCAATACTGCGTTAGCAAATATTGGTACTACAGCTATTTATGGCGGAATTAGCTCTATTGGAGCTATTAAACTTAGTAAGCAGAAGCCTTCTGCTGGTCCAGTACTAAGAGTTATTAAAAATACAACTATGCCTGATGGTACTTTTGGGCTTAAGTTCCAAGTATATGAGGCTTAATTAGGGAGGGTAATTAATTATGTTTGAAAATTTAAGAGAATTAGCCCTTCATTGTGCTAAGGGCACAGCTCCCGCTAACTTCACTAATGAGACAGTACAGGAAGCTTTCCAAGGTGAACTTGCAAAGTATTGTTCTTCACTGGCTCAATTCATGAAGAATAGATGGGATTTATATGAAATTATTATTGAAACAGTAGATACTATTGTTCCTGCAAAGGTAATTGATGCACTTGCACCTTTCGCAGAAGTAAAAAGTGTTCCACAAGGACAAGCTGCTATTTTCCAGAGAAAAATTGGAAAAGCAAGAGCAAGAAAGTTCCTTACTCAAGTTGGTCTTTCTGGTGTATACGAGACATTCCGTCTTGACAAAGAGAAGTATAGCGTTACTCCTATCGCAGTAGGTGGAGCGGTATCTATCGACTTTGAACGTCTATTAGACGGTGCGGATGTTCTTGCAGACCTAATGGAAGTTATTACTGAGGGTATGGTTGATTCTGTTTATGGACAGATTCAAAGAGCTTTGAGAGCTGTTGCTGATGCTAACGGTCCTGGTCCAGCTCAAAACAGAGTTATTCAAGCTGGTTTTGATGGCTCAAAGATGTTGAAACTTATTAATATTGCAAAAGCATACGGCGGCGGTCAGGCTGTAATCTTTGCTCCACCCGAGTTCGTTGGAGAGATGGGTCCAGATGGTATTATTCCTTATGCAGCTGGTACTGGCCAGGGTATATATCATCCACAAGACATTGATGCAATTCATAATACTGGTTATGTAAATCTATTTAGGGGTACTCCGATTGTACAAATTCCTCAATCATTTACTGACGAAACTAATACTAAGACATGGATTGACCCTTCTATTGCTTATGTATTACCAGCCGGTAAGGAGAAAATTGTAAAAGTCGTATTTGAAGGTACTACTCAAATGTACGATTGGACAAACAAAGACCAGTCTATGGAAATTAACACTTATAGAAAACTAGGTGTAGCTATCGAGGCTTATCACTATTGGTGTGTATATAAGAACACAGATATTTCTGTAGCAAATGGTTTTGCTGATTTTGAAGAAGATATTTACGACGTTCTTTAATTAAAATAAAGTGGGGAGATTTTATCTCCCCACAGGTGTAAAAGGAGAGTTCAGTATGAATGATAAGAAAGTTAAAGTTATAAGTACAGCTAATGCCATTGTTGGAATGAAAATTCCGGAGTATCATTTTTCCCGCACCTGGGCTAAGAAAGGTGCACAAGTATTAATTGATAAAGAAATGCTAGAAGAAGCATTAGCAAGACCAGGAGTTCAGTATCTTTTTGAACAAGGTTTGTTGTATATAGAAGATATGGAAACTAAAAGGGAATTAGGTCTTGAACCGCTAGATGCAGAAAAACCTACTAATATTATAATTCCAGATGACCAGATGGTTAAACGTTTACTTACGGTTGCTCCTGTTTCAGAGCTTAAAGCAACATTAAAAAAATTACCGACTGAGCAGATAAGTGAATTTGGAGCTAGAGCAATTGCATACGGAGATATTGGTTTAGGACGTTCTGATGTTATTAAAGAAATTGCGGCAAGCCGTGGATTAAATATTGATGTGGCTAAAGCAATTACCTTGAATAAGGCGGCAAAAGAAGAAAGTAAAGAAAATAAGGAGTGATTTAAATGACTTCTTATGATAAGGTTTATGATGTTTTTTTGGGTAAAATACTTGAGGACGAATGGGGAGAATGGACTGAGGAAGAAGTTAAAAGAGATTTAAACTCTTTAATGGAAGCTGCCATTCCTTGGTTTAAATTTCCACGTGTGTCTTTAGAGAGAGGTCAAGATGGTTTTGTAGAGGATTTATCTAACGAAGAAATCCAAATTATCGCTACATTTATGAAATGTGAGTGGTTAAATAGAACTATTTTGACTTGGGAAAACGTTAAACCTCTCTATGATGAAAAAGATTTTTCTCAGGCAAACCTTTTAGATAAATTTAAAAAATTGTTAGAACAAGAAAGAAAGACAGCTAGAAAATTGGAAAGTATATATTATCGTTCTATTAATGGAAAGCCATATAAATATAGAAAGTGGGCTGGAAATAATGAATAGTTTTAAAGAAGGTTATAATAATAAAATGAGAAGTAAACTTTTTGGTTTACTTTGCGAAAGAGAGAAGGATAATAGTGAGTGGGAAAAATTCCTTGATTCAATTTTAATTGAGTTAATGGGATACGAGGAAGAACGACGTACTATTAATTACTATATTCTATACTCAAAACTTGCTAGTCTCCGTTTCTTACGTTTTAATTATTTCCGAAAAACTATTTTTGATTGTATGAATCTTATTCCAGAGGAATAATATGGAATATTTTGATATATACAAGAAAAGGCTAAATAGATATGGCGAAGACTATCAAACTCGTATTCAAACGGAAAGAGAAAGGCTTTTTAGTTTATATTTAAAGAAAACTACTTATTTAGTGGAATTTACTTATAATGAAGAGCTTCGATATGGAAGTTTAGAGCCGTATAGTCAAGATAATACTAAAACTTTACAATATCTTCTAACTCCAATGTCAGAAGAATTAGATGTTGGAACTGTTTTGTTACTAACTAATAAAAAAGGGCAGCAATGGCGCTATCTTGTTTATTTTAAAGATGACCATGCCGCAAATGGTTATAACAAGTACGCCGTTTTAAAAATTACTAATTTAATTACTTGGATTAGTAGAGATAAAGAGAGATGCGAGGTTTGGGCATATTTCTACGGACAAGAAGATAATATGTTAAAAGATGAATTGAAATCTCGTAGTCGTTCTCAAATTTTATATAATGAAAATTTAAAATTAAGTTTTTTTGTATGTCCTTTGGATAATCGGATTAAAAAAGAAGATTACTTTGAAATACAGATTACAGATAGTAATAATGTCACTACTACCGAAGCATATGTAGTAACCGGTTTTGATAAAATTTCAACTCCAGGAGTAGAGTATGTATCGGTTGACCCAGTGTATATTTATAGTGACGATGATGATAAAAAAGTTATCTACGAAGAATATTCTGGAGAAGATTATTATTGGATTACTGGTGGTGATAACTAATGGCAGTACGTAATTGTCGAGAATTGGGAGAAAATTTTCAGCTATTAGTTAAGAGATTGGAGGCAAATCAAAATTTACTAAAACTTTTATATTATACTGATAAAGATCCTCTTTCTCACGAAGATATAAGTAGTAGTATAATAAAAGACAAAATTCATAATGATTTGGTTAGATTTGTTCCTAAATTGCCGCCACAGGAAGGCCCGCAATCACGTATAGGTATTAAGATTGATGGAGCGATTCCAGACCAAGCTAATGATGAGTTTAGAATTATTACTCTTTCTATAGAAGTATATGTTCCGATTACTCAATGGGTAATTAAAGGAACTAATTTGCGCCCGTTCGCTATAATGGGTGAAATAGAAAATTCGTTAAAGGGAAAAAGAGTTAATGGGTTAGGTGTAGTTGAATTTAATGGTTTTGCGTTAAATTTCATTTCGAATGAAATGACAGATTATATTATGAAATTTTCAGTAGAAACTTATGATTAATTCTTTCTTAAAAATACCCATTAATTTTTTAAATATTTGTAAAATATATCCCCCAAGTATTAATGATATTTATAATAATAAAGATTATAATTTATATCATAGTTTTTTTACAATATCTCAAGAAGATATTGAAGATTTATATGTGGAGAAGAATTTAATTCAACAAAATATAGAAATTCCATCTCCTTTTACTTTTTTATTATTTCAAGCTTTTAATAATCCTCAATCTTATCGAAAAATAAAAGACGCTTTTCACTTTTTTTGTCATGAAGACATAACCATTCTTTTTGATAGAAAAGAAATTATACTTTGTGATTTAGAAAAAAAAATTGAAGAAATTGATGATCCAGAAGAATTATTAAAAATACCAACTATTAAAGAAGATAATTTTTTAGAATTTCAAAATTGTATTAGGGATAGTCTAGGCGAACCTAGAAAAGAATTGCCAGATCCCAATATGCATCCTAAAAAAAAGGAAATGTTAGCAAAAGCGAGGTTAAGAGATAGAATAAAAGCTAAAAGTGGTAAAGGAATTTCTTTAGAAACAAGTATAAAAGCAATTTGTTGTATGGGAATTGGTTTAACTCCACTTAATATAGGAGAACTAAGCGTAGCAGCTATTTCTGATATTATGAATATATATCAAAAAAAA